GTCTTCCTGCACGGCACCGCTCGTGCGCTGCGTGATTTGGTAGCGCAGCGCCGCATCGCTCGTCAAACCGAACGTATCGGCTTGGCGACGCAGACTGTCGGCCGCACGCTTCGATGCGCGGTCCAAGCTATCGAACTGCTTGCCGGCTTCGCCCGAGAACTTCTGATACTTGGTGGTGGCCGTATCAAGGCCCGCCGTCATCTGTTCGGTATCGACTACAACGTCAATACGGGCAGTTGCCATTGCGTCGGTCATTTTTCTTGCTCCAAAAAAGGCCGCACGTGGCGGCCTAGCGTTGTTTGGATAGAACTTGGTCTTCCATGGTGCGGATGTAGAACATGGCAGTGTCTTCCTCTTCGCTACTCACGCCGTGGCGATCAAAGTAGCGATAGAACACGCGGTAGTCCAAACCAACCACACCATTTGGGCCCGTGCGCCACTGCGTCATGTTATCGGAGAAGAGCATCACAATATCCCATAGCTCTTCCCAAATCGGAAACTCAGGGCGCTTGAAATCCTTTTGCGTCATTCCCATTGCAGCGAGTTTTGCAGCATCAGGCGGTTGCCACAGCAATCCGTCAACCGCCTCTTTCAGTTTTTTACGACGGCCATCCTGCGGGCGGTAGAGAAGCCAGCCATGAGTGCGTCGGTGATACCAGGCCAATCGCCTTCCATTTCGCGCAGACCATCTTCGCTGAGTTCGTACTCGGTTTCGATGGACTTGACGAGGTACATCACGAACGCCGCAAGCGGCTTGTTGGTTTTGACGAACGCATCGATTTCGGAATCGTTGCGATTGAAGTAGGTGACGTTGAGTTTCTTCTCGACACCCTGGCCTTTGATGGCCAGGGTGACGGGAAGCTCAGTCGGCCGGTCGGCTTTCTTGAGCATGGTTGATTACACCGCAGGATAACGAGTGGTGTCGGAATCCATCGAGAAGTTGGCCGAAACGGTCATGTTCTCGTTGGAAGTCATCGACGGTTCCTTGGCGAACGCGATATACCCGTAGTAGAACAGGATGTCGCCGTTCGGAAGAGTCACGCGCAGCACAACCTGATCGCGCTTCTCATCGAGGTCAATCAGCGTCTGATACCACGGCAAGTTCGGGTCCCAGTCCAGCAGCAGGGTGAAGCCCTGCGCCGACTTGGTGGTGGGCTTACGACGCTCACGACCGGACTTGTCATCGACGTAGTTGAAGGTGAAGTAGTTCTGATCGCCACCCTCGCTCGTCACTTCGCGAACCTGCGTGATCGACACGAAGCCCGAGAAGACCTGGAACGTGCCGGCACCTTCGCCTGCCGGATATCGACCGACATCCGTGGTATCGAAGCCTTCCAGTTGGAAGGTGTTGGCGGTGGGGTTGTCCACGCGGGCGGGGCGACCGCTCAGGTTGGACCAACCGGAGGTGATGACACCGATGGAACCGTCTGCCGGCGGGCTCGAAGCCGAAGCCACGGCCGGGTCGGCATTGGTAATCGCGGTGACCGCGATAGCTGCGGCCTTCGCGGTGGAAACGGCGAACTGCGAGCCGTTGGGAAAGAAGGAACTCATGGCTTTTGTCCTCAGAGGTTGTGGTGACGCGGTGGTTAGGTTACATCAATTTCAGGGGTCCGGATACCACACCCCAAAGTGCTGCAAAGTGCCGTGGTATTTACCGCCCTCGTCGTAAATCGAGGTCACTGCCCCTTCCGGCCGGCAAGTGATTCCGCTACCGGCCAGCGCACGCGCGACGGCTCGGCCATTATTCATTGCTTGCTGCGGATCACGCGAGAACGTGCGAACTCGCAACGTCATGTTCTTGTGGTCCGGCACACTGTTGTCCTGATACCAATACTCATCGCCGCCCATGCTCGACAAGATAACGAAGTCGGCGTTGGAGAAGTAGCCATCGGGCGTGGTCACCCAAAACACCTGCTCGTTGAACATCGGGTTCAACAGGTCAACGATTTGCTGTTCGATGGTCATTGTCCGCTCACGATTTTGTCGAATTCCACGCGGCCGGTTTCAATCATAATCTTGGCCACGGCCTGACGCTTGTTCGCGTAGGCGGGATAGAGGAAGGGATCACCGGGAATCCACTTCGGCGTCGGCAACTTCTGCGTCTTTTCGGTGTAATACTTACCGTTGTTGTTTTTGTGGACTTCGTAGCGTTGGTAATAGCCGAACTCTACCAACTTACCCCACCATGCTTTCTTTGAGTTCCAACTGATGCTGTAGACGTGCACAGACTCATTGGAATTGCGTTTGTCATAAGCCAGATAGATCGCATTGCGCAACGTGCCAGCCGCAGGGCTACCACGGCCAGTTTCCGGGTAGCTCGATCCGCTCATCGACACGCTCACACGGGCTTGGGCTTCGTCGCGGAACTCTTCGCCACCGGCCGCACCCATCCGACGCGCGAGCGATTCCTTGCCCGCGCCGATCTTCTCGAACAGGTCTTTCACCTGCGAGAAGTCGGATTTGACCGTGACGAACTTACCCATCGTTCTGGCCCTGGACGCACACGAGGTCGGTATATTCGCGGTCGGCCATGTCGTGGCGAACCTGTTTGATGTCAAAGATGGTTCCATCCTTGGTGACCACGCGCATGTCAGCCTTCACCGTGGTGCGATAGCGAATCCGCACGCTGTACTGCACCGCAGACGAGGTGACGCCGTTGGCGCTCATCTGTTTGGCGGCACCCATGCCACTCTGCGTCTTGATGCTGGCCCACACGGTCGCGTGCAACTCCCAAGTCTGCGACGGCGCGTTGAGCCCGGTCTTCGCACCGCGCTTTTCGATGCGAACCATGCGATTGAGGTCGCCGGCGCGCATATCAGGCTCCCGCGTAGAAGTAGGGGGCAAGGTAGAACTTGCTGTTCATGGGCAACTCTGCGGCGGTTGCACCCTGGCCAGCAACAACGTCCTCGCGGTTCGCGTAGAAGCTGCCAGCGGTACGCAGTACGGCAGCCTTGAAATCATCCTGCGCAATCTTGCCACGGCGCACGGACGAAATTTCGGCACGCTGGCTGTCGTAAATCGTGTTGGCGAGCAAGATGCTCTCGTCGCGCTCGATGCCGGGCTCCATTTCCTCAGCAGCGGCGAGGGCAGCGTCATACTGCGTCCTGGCCGCCTGTGCGTCCGCAGGCGTGGCAGCAAGGGCCGCGTCGCGCTCAGCCTCGTCAGCGAAGATGGAACGGTTGCAGTACGTCACGCAGGCCGCTTCCGCAGCATCGACGCACAATGTCAACGTGTCGTCATCGTCACCATCGGTTTTGATGTATTGCTGTGCTTGTTCGAGAGTGACGAATTTCATGTGGGCTTCCTTTAGAGAAAACCCCCGGCTTATGCGGCCGGGGGTTTGATGCGGCTACCTTCCGGCGACCCTTACTTGTTACGCGGAGCGTTGCCGCGATTGGCAGTGCTCTGCGGCGCGGTGACCGCCTTGGTTTCCGGCGCGGACTCTTCCGCTTCGGCTTCCTCGGCCTTCTGCTCGGCGGTGATCGGCGAGCCATCCTTGTTGGTCAGAGTCGAGGTGGACTTGGTGACAAAGCCCGCCTGCATCAGCGGCTCGAACTCGTCGGCCGGGATGTTGACGACGGCACCCTTTTTGTAGGTATGCGCGCCGCTGGCGAAAGTGCTTACCGCTTTGACTTTTACGACTTCGTTCATTGCTGTGCTCCGATGTAAGTGAGATTTCCACGCGGCGGGTTAGGCCGCGTGGTCATCGTACTCAGTTAAGCGTTGGCCGCCGTGATGAGTTCCTGGAAATCACCCTTGGTGAACGCGTAGGTGCGCAGGACGCCCAGGCCGATGCGCTCTTCGCAACGCATGGTCATCAGGTTCTTCTCAAAGTCATCCGCGTTCTCGCTCGACAGCAGCACTTCCACGGCCATGCGGTCGTAGAGGTGAGCGCCGTACTTGAACGCGCCGACCAGGAAATCACCCTGCGTCTGCGAGACGGTATCGACCACCGGAACGCGCCACATGTTCTGCGCGGCCAGCGACTGCGGGTTGGCGAACAGATACGCGCCATCCGTGGTCTTGGTCAGTTCGATGAGAGCCCAATCGATCGGGTTCAGCACGATGCCGTCAGCCGGCGCACCCGCCAGCACGTTCTGCAACAGCGCCAGACGCAGCACGTCGATCATGGTCGGGTTATCGACCAGGGCCAGGGCGGCAGCCTGATTGAACGCGGTGGCCTGCGGGTTGATGCCCAGGATGTTCTGGCCGGTGCCCGAACCATTCAGCAGCTGAGCCTCTTCAACCAAGTTCAAGCCGTAGCGCATTTCCGATTCGACTTCCGCAACGAGGCGCGGAGCGTCATCGGCAGCCTGACGGGTGATCTTGGCCAGATGCGCCAGCACGCGGATGTTGGCGGTGGCCAGCGTCCACGCATAGTCGCTGTACGGCTTGGTGGCGGCTTCGGCAACCGGGGCAGCGGCGTTGGTGCGAACGCTTTGCTTGGCGTATTCCACGCTGGACGACTGGACCGGGATCACGGTCAGCAGGTCGCGGATGGTCAGACGCTGGCGTTCCAGCGACACGAGGCCATCACGATACGGCTGGCGCATCAGGCCGCCGGCAGCGGTGGTGTTGACTTGCTTGACTTCGATGCGGGCACCGCCCTGATAGCCGGCGGCCTGGAATGCCTTGAACTTCTCGCTCTCGGCAACCTGCTCGCCAACCGACTTCTGCGCGGCCGGGGTGTTGGACTCACGCGACTTCACCTGTTCGGCGATTTCGCGAAGCTTTTCTTCCAGACCCTTGACGGTCAGACCCTGTTCGTTGGCCTTGCCGAGCACTTCGTCAAGATTGCGCTTGATTTCGGCGGTGACACTTTCACCACGCTCCAAGCGCGACAGGTAGTCGGTATTCTTGGTTCGCAGTTCGTCAGTGGTGGTCTTGAACTTGCCGACCGCATCCGCGAGGTTGGATGCCATACCTTCCAGCATTTCCGACACAGCGTCGGCCGCGAAGCCTTCATAGCCGCGCAGGCTGCCCAGGTCGCGCAGCATCGGAGCGACCATGAAGGCCAGGGAGGTGGCGATGCCAAAGTAGGTGCCGGCGTCATTCGAGCCGACGCAGAGGATGGCGACGATGGCCGCCATGGCGATGGTGAAGCGGGTGATGAACTTCATTGCGGCTCTCCTAATCGAGCTTGCTGAGGGAATTTTTGATGCTATCGAGCGACTTTTGCAGCTTCGCATCAACCGAATCCCTCGGAGAGCTTGCCGACTTGACACGGGAGATAAAACCGATGGCTTCCTTCGGGCTGAGTCCGTGCGCATCCCGCAGCCACGCCTCACACTCGCGAATGGTAGTCAACTCCCCCAAAGACTTTACCGAATCCACACGGGCGCTGTCCAGAGCGGGGAAAGTGACGAGGGAATTCTCCCACAAATCCACTTCCGTCAGCTTGAGCACGTCGTTTTTGGCGTCGTACTCGCTGCCGCCCGGCGCGGTGTTGTAGCCGATGCTGATACCCGACAACGCGTCGTCTTTCATCAGCAGATACGCTTCATCGGCACGCTGCACACCACGCGTCAGCTTGCCGGCGATGAAAAGGCCAATACCGTCTTCCTGCATCGCGGTGTGCACGCCGATGGGCTCTGCCGAGCGGTGCTGCCACAGAATCGGCACCTTGCGACCCTTGGCTGCGTGCTTGGCCAGCGACTTGGCGAAAGCACCCGGCATCACGATGTCGCGGTAGCTGTCGATTTCGCCGAACACCGACGCATAGCCGGTGAACGTACCGTCTTCGCTCAGGCTCTTGACCTGAAAGGGCCGGTCAATCGTCTTGGTTTTCATCTTTCGGCTTCTCCGAAGTGCTGTTTTCGTTGCCGGCCGCGCCGGTTGCCAGGGAAACACGGTACACGTCACCTTCGGGGCCGATTCCCGGCATGTCCTCAAGTTCGCGCACCTCGTTGGTGCTCATGTTACCCAAGTTTTGCATGGTGTTGTAATACTTGGTCCGCATGTCCACGTCGCCGCGCAGCAGGGCCGCCATATTGAACTTGACCCGCAGTCCCTTTGCGCGGTCGGTTGGGCTCAGCAACGTCTTCTCGAAGCGTTTCTCTGCGCGCGTGGTGGTCGGCTGCAAACAGTACGTCACCAAGTGCTGATTCAGCGCCGTAAGCGACGATGCCCACGAGGAAGCCTTGCTAGTCTGGCCAATCAGCGGCGGCGGGACACCAATGAAACGGCAAATCTCTTCGATGCCGAACATGCGCGAGTTCAACAGTTCCGCATCGGCCGCACTGACCTTGAATTGCTGGCCACTGATGGGTTCCATGCCCGGCAGCATCACAATGTACTTGTTGCGCTTCTCCGGCGTCGAATAAGAGTCCATCCGAGACTCAAATTCCTTGTACTGCTCAGGCGTAAAGGCGCGCTTGCCTTCCGGAAGTTTGATGAAACCGCCAAACGCCAGCCCATTGCGGAAGTTGATGGCCGCCGCGTCGTTGGCGGACACCTGACCCGACAACACATGCGACATCACCGACAGTAGCGGCATGCCGAACTTACCATCGAGGCTGAAACTCTTCTGCAACAGCAGGTCGCCCGGATCGTACAGGTCACCATTGATGTTGAATTGGTACTTGTCGCCCTGCGCATCCTTCAACTGAATCTGCACCTTGTCGCTTTGGATCGGATCAAGGCTGATGAGGTCACCGTTGCGGTAACGCTTCGGGATCGACACGTGGAAGCCGAACAAATCCGTGTTGACGATGAACATCGACGCGAATTCCTGCCACGTCATATCCTTGTTCGGACCGTACTTGAAGACGCTGTAGAGGTCGTGCTCCGTCACCACCTCGTTTTTGTTGTCGAGGATTTCCACGGGGAAGGTGCCGATGGTTTCCGCGCGCAACTTGAGGCACGCATAGAAGGCTGACAGCTTCATCGCCTCATTCTTGCCGATATGCCGGTAAATCGAGCCGCTATCGGTGGCGAATGCACCGAAACCAGGGGCTGCGTTCGGCCCCCAGGTCTTCCAGCCGCCAAACAGGCGGTCGTATCCCCAGCTAAAAATGCTCATTAGCCCACCTGTCGCATCATTGAAAGGTCATAGCCACTGTCGCGAGCTTCCGGTTCCAACTCCATCAGCGCAACAGCACAGAAAAGTGCCATCAGGGGATCGATTTTCGCGGTGCCAGACGCTTGTTTGGTCACCACGATGGCGTTACCCTTCACGACAATCTTAGCATTACCGACGCTCCACGCCATCAGGGGCCGCCCGGCGTGGACTAGAACACCCTCCGCGAGCTTGCGCTCGGTGGTTTTGATGCAGCCGGCCAGCTTGTAGCCCTGCGTGACCGAGACAATCAAGTCCTGCGGCACGCCCGCGTTGACGATGGCTTTGACGAGGCTGCCAATGCCGGCCGGGTCCATGCCGATTTCGCACAGCAAGTCGCTTTCGTAGGCGTCCAATAGGATGTCGGCCAACTCTTCGGCGTCCTGGCCAATACGGTCCACCACCATCAAGTCGCCTTGGTTGAAGAAGTCCATCAGTCGTGGCGCAATCTCCAATCGGCGCTCCATAACTGACGGGTGTGCCCACGCGCGAGCCCAACAGAGCCACCGGCCCGTGTCTTTCTCGCGGCCCAGCAACACGAGCCCCAGCAAGTCATCAAGGCCGCCGCCGTCCACGCCCGCTGCGATCACCTCACAGCGATGGAATAGCTCGCGGTAGGAGGTCAGGTAGCTTTCCGTGCCCGCCGCTTCCCAGTACGGCGCACCGGGCCAATTGTCGCTCAGCAGATTGAGTCCAACCTCAACATTGAGGTGCTTGGCCATCTTGTCTTGCAAATCGCTCGCCGACGTAGCAGCGGCCATCTTCATCAGCGCCTGCAAATACGGCTCGTCAACCGAATGACCCATGTTCGGGTTGGTGACGTAGTAGTGCATCGGCTGCAAATACAGCTTCTGCTTTAGCATGTCCTCCGGATATTCGTAGATGATCGGATAGAACGTGTTGTCTTCCACGCTGCCGTCGCGAACCTTGCGCGCATACGTGAGTTTTTCGAGGAACACACCGGCCGGTGGCTCACTCGATTGCGTCGTCAGGTAGATCACGAAACCTTCCGGGCGCGACATCAGGCCGCCAGTCACCTCGGTCAGCATTTGGCCGGCCTTGGCCACCTTGCCGAACTCATGCAACTCGTCAACGAGGATACCCACGGCCTTCTTACCGGACACCGCCTGCGTGTCGGCCGCGATGACTTTGAGCGTGGCCTTCGTGACGCGATGCGTGATCGTGCGATAGTGATCCTGCACGTTGAACAACGCTTCTAGCTCGGGGTCAGCCTTGATGGCTGCGGCGATTGGCTTGTAGCTGTTGTCCGCGATTTCCTTGGTCGGCGACAGAATCAAGAATTCGGCTTCGGCACGCCAATTGAGAATCAGCGCCGTGAGCATGATGCCGGCGGCCAGCGTTGACTTACCATTCTTCTTGCTGATGAGCATGAAGAAGTTTTTGATTAGGCGGCGGCCTTCGAGTGGATGGCCGGCAATCGTGCATTCGCTACCGAACACACCTTCAACGAACTGCCGTGTCCACGGCAGGGTCAACTGGCCGAACGTGGGCGCGTCATCAATGCTGCCCTGATCGACCATCTTGAGGTCGGCATAGACGGCCCAGGCTTCGTTTGCCGCCTCTGGGAACAGCGGCGCACACGGGGTCAGCGTATCGCGGTTGACGATGCGCTTGCGCCAGTCCTGGCATGCGGTTGACCACTGCGGAATGTGGAACGCGGACACCACACTTTTGCGTGCGCCAGATGCGACGCGGCCAGTGCGCTTGGCACTGGCCTTTTTGGTTGCCTTCTTGGCGGCAGTCTTCTTCGTGGCCATGGTCAAGCTACCGCGTGGAGCTTAGGCCGACCCCGTGGAGCAAATCGACCTGTGCCTGCCGCTTCCTTCGCCGCCTGTTGCTTGGCTTCCTTCTTACCCTGCTCGCCGATCTTGCCGTGCTCATAGGGCAGTGCCAGCTTGGCCGCTTCCACGCGCATTCCAACAGGGGCTTTCGGGTTGTTGTAGAGGTCTTGCAGCAGTTCGAGCGAGGTCTTGTAGGAGGGTTTCAGCAACGACTCTTTGGTGCGATCAACGTCGTGGTCACCTTTCGTTTGCGGAACGCCCTTTGCAGCCTTGATTGCGGCCTTGATATCCGTTCGGCTCATCAGGCGGGAGGCGGTACTTTGCGCACTCGCTGCCGAATAGCCAGCGAAGATGGCAGCCTCTTTGTCTTTCAGGCCGCCCGCCTTTGCTTCAACGAATCGGCGGTGGTTATCGGTAAGGTTAGCCATATTCCTCTACTTGCATCGGGTATTTGGGTTTTCTTGCGCATGTTGCAACGACGGCAGGAGCATACAGTATTGGTGCGAGTGTGCCCACCGCCGGCCGACATGGGCACATAGTGATCCAGTTCCGGTGAGTTTGGCAAACGTAAGCCGGATAGCTCGGCCGGCGTTGGGGTCGCGCAGTACCGGCAGCGCCACCCATCCCGCTCGAACACTTCGCGTTTGTCGAACTGCTCGAATTCGCAACCAAAGCGTTTTGCCCTGCGTTTATGGGTGTTATGACCACGCAGCCGATACCGCTCTTTCGTCCGGCACTCGGTGGAACAGAAGCGGACCCTCTTCCCCTTGGGGAGAAAGGTGGCTCCGCACCGGAGGTATCCGCACTTCCTGGCCGACCGGTCCACGTGCCCCGACCGGTCCCGATACCACTTCGCGCGCATCTGGGCCTTGGCCAGTTCCCACCGACACTCCTGGCTACAAGTTCGCTTCGGGGCAACTGTCGTCGCAAAGGCAGTCCCACAAATCGGGCAAACCACGGACCTGGGGACGGCAGCCTTCTTTGGCCCCGCAGGGCTACAGGTGTAACAACGGATGCGCGGGCGCCGTTTGGGCACTTCCAGAAAGGGTTTTTGGCAGTCAACACAGGTTTTCATGGTGACACTATACCAATCTCAACGGGGAATTTTAGTTTTCTGTGGG